TATTTTTTTATATACGCACGTAGGAAACCACCATGGTTATGGTGGTAATGGTGGTAGCGGCGCCTTCTTCTGGCGTACTTGCTGTAAGATGATGTGGCATGGGGTACCAAAAGGTGCGCGTACGTAATATGATGTGTTTAGTCCACATATTGTATCGCGGTATATGATGTGGCATTGTTTGTAATACGTAACACGCAACACAGTACGGTCGGGGATTATGGGCGGGCTTAACGTGTCGTTTTCATTTCCGTTTACTAGCGACCTCTCCAAAAACAGTCTCTGGGGAGTCAGTCATACGGGTCAGGTCTACACGAAATCTGGCGCTAAACGCGCCATGAAGATGGTGGAAGTCGCCTGCCGTGCTGCTCTTGGCGCACAACGGGTTGCTCGTCAGAAACTCTGGCTGAACATCTTCGTTCATATGCCAAGTCATCGCACAGACGCGGTGAATGTAGTTGACGCACTGTGTGATGGCATCAAGCGCGCCATACCGCTGAACGACAACTGGTTCGCCATTGACCGCCTGAACTGGGCAATCTGTAAGACCAAGCCGATGGTCACCGTAACCCTGACCCAGGACACGGACCAGGACTGCCGCATTTGCTCTCAGTGCTCAGCGATTCGGCCGGATGTGATGTACCGCACCCCGAGCGCTCGCGAGTGCTTGGACTGCCATCCGGCGAAGCCTACGGTCATTACGGTGGACGACGATGGCGGCTGGAGTGCGTCTGACGAAGACGAGTCCGATGAATTCCGGAATGGATGAGTCATGAGCCAAGTCCTTCAGTGTCCGAAATGCGATGTAAACTTCGGCCAACGGCCAAACGTTGCTGGATGGAGCAAGCCATGAGCTTTGCCGACGACCTCAATGAGAAGCTGAGCTGGCGACCAGCAACCGAGAACTCAACCAGGGCGCGTTGTAAGGCCAGCCATTTACATCAACGCATTATCGGCGGCAGTGGCGTGGAGTACTTCGACCTTAAGAATCCGCCACCAACACTGACGGAGCTCGTCGTGCTGCCAGGTGGAGAAGCCGAGGTCTGGCAATGGGTGCGGCTAGAGGTCCGGGAAGGTGTGAAGAAGAACACGAAGAACACTGGGAAGAACGCGATGTACGAGAGAATGAAATGACTCTTAAGAAATTCTGCCAACTAACTGGCTGGCCATACGGCGAATTCCTGGATCTACCGTTCATAGATGGCAGCGAAATCCTGTCGATCTACGGGCTTCGTCTCATCTTCATCCTGAATGATCCTATTGGTAGTCCGATCATGTTGCTTAGCCGAGACTATCGAGAATGAAAGTTTCGCTCGTTGCCATGTCGACTCCGGTGGTTCCTGGTCTTAAGACTGCGGAAGACCTAATTGTTTATACTGCCCGTGTTTCCAACCCGAACAACCAGTTAGCGACAGAAACGGGCGCCGGCCTACTGAAGTACTGCTTACGACAGCAACACTGGTCAGTTTTCGAAGTGGCGAGCATGACAGTGGAAATCGAAACCTCCCGCGCTATCTCCGCTCAGATACTTAGACATAGGTCATTCACGTTTCAGGAGTTTAGCCAACGTTACGCCAACGCCACACAACTCGGCTTCGAGGAAGTGGTACCACGACGGCAAGACCTAAAGAATCGTCAGAGCTCACTCGATGACCTGTCGGACGACGTCAGGGAAGAGTTCTGGGCCGCCATGGAAGAGCATCAAAGGCACTCTAAAGCGTTTTACGAGCGCTTTACGGCCGCTGGAGTGGCCAAAGAGTGTGCTCGGTTCTTCCTGCCGCTTAGTACTGCGACGCGTCTATACATGACTGGTTGCGCCCGCTCCTGGATTACGTATCTGCGCAGCCGTTGTGATATAAGCAGCCAGAAGGAACATAGAGATGTCGCTGAGGCGATTAAGCGCATCTTCATCAAGCAATTCCCGGTGATATCCGAAGCGCTGGAGTGGTCATGAGAGAGTTTTCCGGTGATTCAGAAGGCGATGGAGTGGGAATGAAAACACTGAACGAATACCAAACAGCTGCGCTGCGAACGGCCGGCCCCAATCGTCTCTCTCTGGCGTACTCCATGGGAGGCGTTGGCGGTGAAGCTGGCGAATACATTGACGTGGTTAAGAAGCATCTGTTTCACGGTGTCTCGCTAGAGAAATCGAAAACCAACGCGCTAAATGAACTCGGAGACCTCCTCTGGGGGATTGCTCAGGCAGCAGACGCTTGGGGATTCAACCTCGAAGCGGTCGCTAACGCGAACATTAACAAGCTGTTGCTTAGATATCCGAACGGATTCGACACAAAGGCAGCGGACCATGACTGAGTCATCCGTGAGTTCTTATGTCAAGGCCGGTGACTACCAGCCGCCTTGCAAGAACTGCGGCGTTCAACTTCGGGTCGGTACTGAACAACCGAGCAGTCTGGAAATTTGAGGCAATCATGATCGCTTTCTTCATTATCGTCGCTCTTATCGTCGCGTTTTTCTTCATGATGGAGGCGTTCAGCCGATGAACGTACGTAAGGCCAGACAGCCAGTCAAAGCCAAGATTGAAGAGGGTCGCAAGGACGACAACCACAAGACTCGCTTTGGTCTGGTCCCGCCACTGGCGCTCCTTGAAGTTGCGAAAGTCCTTACGTTCGGAGCGGATAAGTATGGCGTCGATAACTGGCGCACTGTCCGAGACGCCACAACGCGTTATCGGGACGCGCTCGGTCGTCACATGAACATGTATGACCAGGGATTTATTTTTGATGATGAAAGCAAGTTGTATCACCTGGCGCATGCCGTTTGCTGTCTACTCTTCATGTTGGAACTCGAGGTTGCCGCAGTTAACGGAGATGCGGATCGCTCGGTAGAGATATAAGCGGCGGCGAGTATTTGGGCGTGGACGGGCGGGGGAATGAAGGACTCAGCGGATGAACCATTTAGCTGTAATCGGTGCGGCGCGTACTTTGACTTGATGGGCAGTCCCAGGCATAAGAAGGGATGCGACCTCAATCAAGTACTGCGCGGCATGCACTCGGACGGATGCGAGATTGACGACATGATGGAGCGCACTGGATTGAGCCGTAACGCTATCCAGCAACGTCTAAGCAGGATGCAGTTAAGGGCCAATGCTGGCAGGGGCGTGTGATAATGTTTGCTGGAATGAATTTCCTAATACCGAATTTGCCGATGGATGCGTGGCTTGATAGCGAGCCTAATACCGAGCCCATGTTGCCGGCGCCAGAATTTAAGACCTGCCTGCAATGCGGCATAGAGCTGTCCGAGGTGCTGGACGCCTATTACGGTCATGACGAGTTTGCGAAGGAGTCGTGCGCTAAATGTCGAAAATAGCCAAAGAAGTCAAAGAGTCGCCAAAGCCTTCTGGCCCTACCGCCCGGTTTGCCAGGGTTTGCCGCAAGGGCAATTACTGGACTGTCGAGACGATTGAACTCGTCGACGGCCAGCTTGTGAAGGTCTCAGACTTTGAGCGAGACATTTACGCCGTCATGGAAAACAGGCTGATTGACGCCTGTCGTTATACTCAGGATGTAAAGGACGGGGTGCGGCGTGGAGATGAATAGCGTTATTTGGGCGTCAGTCTGTATTTATACCGTGTCGATAGCGGCCCTTCTTATCTGGCGTACAATTCTTTCGGAGTCCGCGAAGGATGCCGTGCAGATGGAGATTCACCGTAACGCCGGGCAATTCGAGGACTTTAGCCGCTCAATTTACCAGATTGAGAACGCTGAAGGGATGAATGCCGCAGCCATCTCAGAGCTCAAGAATAGACTGATACGCTTAGAGATGGGCAAGTTGAAGGGGCAGTAGCATGACTCGGTCGGCATGGTGGGAACATGCGCAAGCGAACTGGGCTCGGGCAAGCTCCGATGACACCGCTTGGACCCAAAGCTGGTTCGAATCCGGCACTGAGTCTTTATGGGTGATGGCAGTATGAGAGACGAGCGCGGTCATTTCGTTAAGGGCGTTAGCGGCAACCCTGGCGGTAGAACCAAGGGTGGCATTGCGATGCTTAAGCTAAAGCGGGCTATGCGTGAGTTGCGGCCGACTGCCATGAAGAAGCTGGCAGCTATGCTCGAGAGCGACGACCCGGATTTGTACGTTAAAGCTGTTGAACTTTGGCTTAAATACAATTGCGCTCTGCCGAAGCAGGATGTTGAGCACACGATGAAGAAGGCAGTGACCGAGCTCAATCCGGAGCTGGCGGCTCGTCTTGCCTCATTGGAGCTGCAGTGAACGCGAAGAAGGCTAAAGCGTTAAGGCGCGAGCTGTTGCTGTTCAACGAGAAGCGCAAGCTGAACCCGGCTGACGCTACCGTTGAACTGGCACTGAAGATTAGAGGCACGGCAACTGACCGTCAGATTAGACGCGCGCATCGCTTCATTATGAAGGCGCTGTTGTTGCCCACCGATTACAGCTTCACTGAGACGCCAAAGAAGGAACCGGTGAAACTATGAAACGTGAGCTGGTCATTCAGGAAAACAAAATTGGCTGTGCGGACAATAGCTGTGTCTTCGGGCCTCCAGGTGGAATGGGGACCAACGGCGGTTGCCAGTGCGAATCGCGGGAGCTCCGACATGGAGTTCGATTGCTGCGTGCCGAGCTCGCGTCGCTGCGACGAGAGTTTTCGACTGCGTTGATTGAATTCTTTGGAGAGGAACTGCGGCCGGCGCTGGGCGATGCCATGAAAAAGAGAGATTTATGAGTGAATGGTACAACAAGAGAGACAGCAAGGCGCGCTGGAAGGAAGAGAAGTCAACTAAGATGAGATATGAACTTAGCCATCCATGGCACTTCACTTTTGAGAACAGCGACAAAGAGAAATATGACGCTGGTTATGATATGATTGATTGGTCTAGCAGCGTCTGCGAGCTCTGTCAGAGCTGTATGCATGAGACCTCTGAATGCAAAAAGAACGATTCGAAGTCGGTAACGGTTTCATCAACGTAACAAGGGCGGAAATGATGGGCGCTGTTGAAGCGTACCGAAGCGTCTGGTTCTGGATTCACGGCACAAAATGCACGAAGACGGAGGAGGAGATTCGCCAACAGTTTCTGAAGGACCGGAGCGAGATCCTCTTGCCGGGTTTACGCCGGCGGAACGAAACGAAGCCATACTAGTTGCGCGTACGCAGCGTTGGCGTGCTGGCGACCTGACGTATAAGTTGGACAGAGACCAGAGGGCTGATAGCGTTAAACTCTGGAGTCGTCCAAGAGAAGACTTCGTCGCGGCCATATCTCGACAGCGCGGCAAATCCTTTTGGGCATGTTGCGAGGCCATCGGGTTCGCGCTTCGAAAGCCTGGCTCCAGGGTTTGCTACGTCAGCCTGACGCAGAAGTCAGTGCACTCCATCATCGAGCCTCAGTTTCGCACCATTCTCGAAGACTGCCCGGACGACTTGCGGCCGACACTGAATCAAATGCGCGGCATCTGGGAGTTCAAGAACGGCTCACAAATCGCCATGTCTGGTACGGACGGCAAGCAGTACGAGCGGCTCCGAGGCACCAAGGCCCACTTCATCGTAAAGGACGAAGCCGCATTCTTCTCAGACTACGAGGAAGTTGACGCGGTGCTGTCTCCACAGACATTGACAACTGGCGGCATTGCTCTGGAGATTTCAACACCGCCAGAGACACCTGGGCATCCATTCGAGGCGAGGTTTCGCGCGGCCCTCGGTAATGACCGTGGCGTTCACCGGCCAATCTACGGACACCCGCGGATGTCGTCCGATGAAATTGAGTGGTTCATCGCTCGTGAGGCGTCGAAGAAAGCCATGACGCCAGAGGAGTTCAAACAGTCTACGTACTTTCGGCGCGAGTTCCTGGCGGAGTTCGTCACAGAGGAGACGCGGGCGGTTGTTCCGGGATGGACGCAGGAACGCGAACGAGAGCTTGTACGCCAGACGGAGAGGCCGGAGTTCTTCGACGGGTATGTGGGGCTGGACCTAGGTTTTGGAGACCCTCATGCCGTTTTGTTCGGATATTTGGACTTTGCGAGTCACAGACTGGTCATCGAAGACGAATTGTTAATGCGTGGCGCCAACACGGAGAAGCTAGCGAACGCTATCAAAGAGAAGGAAACAGCCGTCTGGGGAGCAGACCGCTGGGAAGGCACCTTGCGAGGCAGTACGGAGGTTGCGGAGCTGCCTGAGTACCTGAGGGAGTCTGCATCCGGGAACGCGCCAGCACAGCCGTATTTACGCGTCGGCGATAACGACCCATTGGCGCTTGCTGACCTTCAGCAGAAACACAGAATCACGTTCTTGCCTACGGCTAAGGACGAGAAACACTTACAATTGGACATGTTAGACATCTTGGTTCGGCGTGGCGAGCTGGCAATCCATCCGCGCTGTAAGAACTTAATCAGGCAGCTGTACGTTACCATTTGGAACCGGACCAGAACGCAGTACGAGCGCATCAATGGCGAACACGGCGACCTGATAGACGCCCTGGTTTACATGGTTCGTAACGTGCGCTGGCATAGAGACCCCAGGCCGGCCAATTACGGGGTGGACCGAGACAACCAATATATCCGCCCTAGGGCGCCAAGTCCGTTCTCACAGATAATGACACCGAAGAAAAGAAAGTAAGACGTATTAGTGAACGCGGCTAAGAAAGGTTCGCTGCCATATTCACTAAGGGACTATATTCATCATTGAATGAAAGTGCCGTTATTGGACGCATGAGTCCAACTTCCGTTTGTTGGCGTCAGCACTGGGACGTATTATCCGGTGAATGCCCACCTGTGAATTATGCGGCGAAAACGTTGGTGGGGTTGCGTGTTGCGTCAACGGTGCCGAGACTCAAGTCAGTCTTGCCATAATTGACGTCGACGTCTCCAGGAGAGAGTTAACGCCTGACGAGATATGCGCCAGAATGGCTCTTCTCCAGGAGAATTCTCCCGTAGAGGATAAGTCGCCGACTCCCGAAGAGGAGTTGATGTGAGTAGCGACTACTTTGCGGCAGTAAGCGACGGCGAAATAGCCAAACGCCTTATGGAGAAAGTCGAGTGCTTCTATGAGTTTGCCAGAAGCACCAATTGGCTAGACCGCATTCGCGCTAGCTATCAGGCTTATAACGGACTCTCGAATAACGGTACCGGTGCCGTAAGCTGGGATGTGATGCGCGATGGCGACCAGGGTGAACTCCTGCAATCCATTGAGAACCACTATAGGTCATTTGTGGATAACTTATTGACCATTACCACTGCGCAACGACCTGCTATCCAGTGCGGTGCAGCGAACTCTGATTATAAGTCACTGGCTCAAACGTTGGTCGCAGGCGGTCTCGTTGACTACTACCTGACCGAACGCCATATCGAAACCTTACTAAAGCGCGCGTGCAAGTACGGGATTTACCTCTCGGAAGGGCACGTACTCGTTGAATGGGATGTCCACGGCGGAGACGACGCCGGACCGGACATGACCATGGTCGAGGAACAGCTAGCCCAGGGGGTCGACCTTCAGACCGCTCTATCTGGCGCGCAAATTCAGAAAGAAGGTGATGTCAAAATCTCAGTGCTGGACCCGCTGGACGTCGTTCGCGATATCTATGCCAAGTCCTGGGACTCGATGAATTGGGTCATCACTAGAGAGCACGTAAATAAATTCGAATTGGCTGCACAGTTTCCGGAACATGCGGACCGGATTGTTTCACTGGAGCAAGACGAAGAGCTCGCAATGCGTGTCTCCTGGACTCGCAGGGAACGCGATGAATCCGACTACGTTTCGCTCTTCAAGTTCTACCACCTCCCGAGTAAGGCGCTGCCTGAAGGCAAATTCGTCAAGTTCCTCGCTGATGACCTGGTTCTGATTAGCGGACCAATGCCATATGACGAGCTACCAGTTTATCCGCTGTTCCCGGATGAACTCGACGGTACTGCGTTCGGCGATAGCAAAGTGTTCGACCTCCTGGGTCCTCAGAAGGTCGTCAACGCGCTGGACTCCAGCATCGTCGGCAACCAACTTGGTCGCGGTATCGGCAACTTCCTCGTGCCCTCTACGGCCAACATTCAAATCGAAGCGATTTCTTCGAGCATGAATGAAGTCCGTTACGACGGCACACAGAAGCCGGAAGCGCTCGAATGGCCAAGCACGCCAGCAGAGTTCTTTCGGTACAAACAAGAAAAAGTCCAAGTCATGGAGACGCTCAGCGGTATCAACAGCGTCGTCCGTGGCAGCCCTAATGAGAATGTGGGCGCTGACTCATCCGGCGCAAAGCTGGCTCTGATTCAGGCTCAAGCAGTTCAAAGCAACTCAGGTCTGCAGGCCGCGTACAGTAATCTGATTCGCGCGGTAGCGATGGCCATCATCAAACGCTTTCAGGCGTTCGGCGGTGAGGTGCCTCGCGTTGTTCGCTTGGCGGGCAAGAACAACCGCTACATGTCCAAAGAATTCACGGCGACCGATTTGGCGGATATCGACCGAGTCACCGTGGACGTCGGCAACCCCTTGATGCGGACCGTATCCGGCAAGATGGCGATTGCTGACAAACTTGTCGAAATGGGAGTCATCAAGACTGCCGACCAATACCTGATGCTCGTCAAGGCCGGAACGTACGAGCCGCTGATTGAGGGCGAACAATCCACTCAGATGCGCATTCGTGAGGAGAACGAGAACCTCATGGATGGCGGCCAGGTCCCGCATGTGGCGACCATCTTTGACCCGCACTGGCTTGAGATTCCGCAGCACCTGAACGTCCTCAATAACCCGGGCGCGAGAGGAACACCTGGCGTCGTAGAGGCTGTCACGGCGGCAGTACAGGAGCACATGGATCTGTTTATGTCGGCTAACCCTGCGATCATCGCCATGGCTGGTGGACAAGCAGCGCTCGGTCTGTGGCAGCAAATTCAGTCAATGCTGGCTCCTCCGCCGATGCCAATGGGTCCAGGCGGCCCGCCACAGCCTCCGCCTCCTAATGCTGGCGGCGAAGCGCCTGAAGTCGTCCAGGGCGCGCCAATCGAGGCTCAGCAGCCAAACCTTCCGATGAATCCAGCAACAGGTGAACGGGCAGAAGTACCGGGCGTAGGCGATGGGGGAACACCAATATGAGCAGTGGCGCACCAGTTAGCGGTGGAAATACGGGTATAAATACGGGTGTCGGGACACCCACGCAGGTGAATTCAGTTTCTCCTCCTGGCGTGCAAAAAGGACCCGAAGCCAGTCCGAGCACCGGAAGAGATGGCCAGGGTAGATTTGTCGGAGAGAAAGCACAGCCTCCTGCCGAACCCGTCAAGCCGTCAAAGCTCAAAATCAAAGACATCGAACTTGATGAAGAGTCCGCCTTCCGTGAGATTCAACGCGGTCGTCAGGCAACCAAACTACTCTCCGAGGCACAGCGTCGCGCCGAAGCTGCAGATGCCAAGGAGCGTGCCCAAACAGAGCGCGCCAGCAAGTATAAAAACGACCTCGGCGAGTTCTTCAAGGACCAGGGTTACAGCGCCGATGATGCGAAGAAGTTGGCGTCCGAATGGCTTTACAAGAACGTCGTGGAGCCGGAAGAGCTCACGAAGGAAGAGCGCCGCATCCGCGACCTTGAGAGCAGGCTCAAAGAGAAGGAAGATTTCGAGCTAGAGACCAAGAGCAAGGCCGAGCAGGCCGAGATTGAGAGAGTCGGCAAAGAGCAGGCCGATGCGATGCAAGCGGAACTCATCCAGGCCATGGATGCCGGAGTGCTTCCCAAGGACAAGGCCGTCATTGGCTACGTTTCGCAGGAAATCCTGAAGTTCGCTGAGCGCGGCGTGGATATCTCCATTGAGCAAGGTGTTCGCCTGACGGAGGAGAAGCTCGGTCGGCTCGGTGGTGGCGTGTTGGCGTCGTTAGCGGCCAGTAACGACCCGCATGCCATTGAGAAAATCGCATCGTGGATGGGCAAAGAGTCGTTCACGAAGCTTGCCGTAACCATGCTGAAATGGGCCGCGTCTAAGCGTCGTGGCGCTAGTCAGCCTCCGCAGCGACAGGCAGCACCGGTGGCGTCAGCTCCACGTAAGAGAATGACACCTCAGGAGTTCAACGAGCTGCAGCGCCAAAAGGGTCTTAAATAATGGCTAAGTCTAAGTTCATATCAAGCCACGCCCTGTCCGCGTCGCGCACGACCGTTGTTCATGGTTGTTCTGACCCAGATACGGCCAAGGTGTACATCACAACGGCGCCGTCTGGCATTAGCCTGAATTTACAGGGCTACGTTAAGTGTCAATATCTATCGTCCAACAGTGCAGTCCTTGACTGGGATGGCTTCCTCACTGGCCAGACTTGCACCGTTACGCTTGAGGTTGAAGGCGCTGACGAGAGTATTGAGCTAGATACGCTCACGATTGGAACATCATCGTCAGTAACCGGTCTTACAGGTACCTTTGCAACATTGGCCGGAACGGGCCTTTCACTCTCTGAAGCCGCGCTGGGCTCTGTTGGCGCAGGCGTTACTCAGACTGCCGCCGGACACATTACGTCAGGCTGGAACAAGTTCACAATACCGGCTGCCGTGTTCACAGCTGCCGCTACCAGTCAGACGAAAATTATCGCTTCGATGCCTGCGAAAACGAAGATTCTCGAAGCGATTGTCGTAGTTGATTCATCGTTCGTTTTAGCAGCCAGCGTTCTAACTTTCGCGGTTGGAGTTACCGGCAACACGGACGTCCTGATTGAGGAATTTCTTCCGGATGCTTCCACGAAGGGTCTGGCCGATGCGGACCTCGGAACCGGCTTAGCTATCGCTTCTATTGTTCAGGGTGGATATCGCGCCTCCATGACCGCCGCCGTTAACGTCGTCGTGGAAATGGTGTCCGACACTGCCAATCTCGGGGCAGCCGGCGTGACTTCGCTCTCGGCTGGCTCCGCAACTCTCTATCTCAACGTTGACGTGGCACCGTAAGGATTACCAATGGTCAGGCTCTCAGGCGAACAGTTACAGGCCGCGCTCAACGGGACACCGAATTATCTCGGCGTCATAATCGCGACCACCACTAAGAATAACCACGATACCGCGGTGCCGTTTAGCAATACCGGCAATGCGCTGAAAGCTAAGGTCCTGTTGGTTCAGCCTGACGCGGCTTGCTACGTGTACTTCGGAAGCACGAACGCGGCGACTGCGGTAGCGGCTTCTAACGGCATCTATCTCGCCGCACGCGAGCGCCTGAGCTTTGTCATGGGAAGTGAGCTTGGCTGGGTTGCCTGCGTTTCGGTGTCCGGCACCACAAACCTTAAAGTCTGGGAACTCGTCTAATGGCTTTCGGGCGCTTCGGAGGATGGGGCGGGGGTGGCGCGGCCGGTCAATTGGCTGGCCAGGCTATTTCAACTGGCGCAATCACTTCTACCGGTCGCATAACGTGCGTTGGACTTGGCTCCTCGAGTGATATCGATATCACCGGCGGGAGCGCACTTACGCTGTCGAGCGGGAGCATCATCCTGCAGACTGCTACCACACAGCCGGTTGATATTCGGTGCGGCAATACATCAGATTTCATTCTGACCGCATACCGCAACAGTGCACTGCAATTCTCAATCGGCAAGTTCGGTAAAATCTTCATCGAAAATCCTGGTGACTCTACCGGCACGCCAGGAGCGGCCACCATTAACGTTCCGATTGGCAAATCCGCAATTGCTGCGGCTGCTAGTTCGGTAGTTATTACGAATTCGCAGTGTATCGCCGGCACGAAGGTCTTTATTACACCGCTTGATATTGACGCGACGCTCGTACAGTACATGGCCGTTGCTACTGCCGGCTCATTCACCGTCACTGGCAACGCCGCCGCTACGGCAACCTGGAAGTTTGACTGGTTTCTTGTCAACTGAGGTAGCCAATGGGTCAGTATAAGGTCAAGTCACAGCACGCCTTATCTGGCTTCCGGACCACGGTCTCGCATTCTATCGGCCTTCCGATTCATGCCGAGGTCGGGGTTATCACTCCCCCATCTGGCGCGTATAGGCCGGACGGCAACTACGTTTGGGTCATATATTACGGAGCTCACACCGCAACCATTGAGTGGAATGGGTTTCAGACCGGGCAGACCTGTACTGTCGAACTGACCGTTACCGGCGAGGACTTTCCGTCTCTGACAGATGATTTAGGCACGCCAGTAAGTGGTTCAGGCGACGCCCTTTTTCGAATGAACGGCGAGGCGATTGAGGCCTCGATTGGCGGAGACAGGTACAGGAGAATATTCGAGCCCTCCGTTCTCAACATTAAGGACTACGGAGCGATTGGCGATGGCGCTTCTCATCCGCTGTCCGAGGTCTACAGTACACTCGCGCTAGCACAGGTTGTTTATTCGTTCGCCACGTCCCTGACGCAACAGCTCGACTGGGCGGCGCTCCAGTTGGCGTTTAACGAAAGTGTGTCCGGTGGTGAGGACTCCCAGTGTGGCACTATTGTTTTCGCCCCGAGGGGTACGTACTTACTTAGTGACCCTGCTGTGCTCATTACGAAAGCGTCTGTTTCCTTTGCCGGTGCCGGCGCATCCGCAACGCTCTTTAAGGCGTACGGCGCAAATGTGGCTGGCGAACATTTAATTGAATTTCGCAACTGTGTGCAGTGTGTTGCAGAGAACTTCGCGCTCCATGGCGCGAGCGGCGTTAATCAACCGCTGTCAGGATTCGCGATTACCAACGAAGCTTCGGCCGCGCTCACGTACGGCCAGCCATCCAAGAACACTCTCAGTAAAGTCTGGATTGGTTACGACTCTTCGACAACATTCGACTACGGCATTTACGTTGGCGGAGACACGAACGCCAATAATGATTTTCATTCCTTCTACGACGTCAGCGTAACGCACACTGACCTCGCGTCGTTCTATGTGCCTGCCGCCAACACGCAGGCATTCGACCACTTATTTCTGAACTGTTTCTTCAACTATTCCGGTTACGGAGTTCGCGGTCCTGGATGGACATGGGTCGGCGGCGGAATCGGTGGTAATACCGAGGCAGACTTCGAGCCGGGTACGAGCCCGTGCCGTATTCTCGGCGGCAATGGCGAGGCGAGCGCCAGGTTTATTTACGCTTCAAGCGCCCCTGGCGTTAGTACGCCACTACACATCACCGGGTTTCGTTGGTCGGCGGATGACACAGCGCATGCCGACAACAATATGATTGTGTTTCCGCGCGCTGGACCGCTCACGATTGAGGGTTGCAGGTTCGACGCGGGCGAAGAAGGCCGTATTAGCAAAATCTCGTTATCGGCTATCCGTGACTCTCTAGTTAAAATCGAAGGCAACGTCTGGAATCAGCCTGGCGCCGACCAAATCGAATGCATCACCTGGAATGATTCACAGCCAGGCGAGGGCTACCATGGCGGCGTGTTTCGAGGTGGTTCAGACAACAACCTCTATTGCGATTCTACCGGGTTATTCCATAACTCCATCGTCGGGGCCCGTTCGGCAGAGGCCTATCTTTCGGCGGACCCAGTAAAGGGTCAGTGGTTGGTCGGAAACCGCTTCTATAACCTGTCGCCTACTCCTGGTGGATATCTAGGCAAGGTTTGCACGACGGCCGGCCTGAGTGCACCTGCGTGGGTCAACACAACGGCTTATATCGTCGGAAAACACGTCTCGAACGACACAACAAGAGTTTACGAGTGCATTACGGCTGGCACTAGCGCCGGTTCTGGCGGCCCAACTGGTACTGGCAGCGACATTACGGATGGCACCGTTCACTGGAAATACGTAGGCGTATTAGCAATCTTTAAAGGTTTTGGAACGATTGAATCGTGATTTGGACTGACACGGGATGGCTATCAGACGCAGTCTTGGACGGAGCACCGACATTATGCAACTACAAGAAGCCATCATCTCGTCGAAAACACAACTCCCGCTTGGACTCGTTGCGGCCCTCTGTCTCGTCGTCTTCCCGATTGCCGGTGGCATCTACGTCGCGCGCTCGGACATCTCAGGGCTTCGTCAAGAAGTCACGGACATAAAGTCGAAACTCTCGTCTCATGACGCAGGTCTCTCGGAAATTCAAGGTGACCTTCGCGCCCTACAAGAATCAATGAAGTTCCAGGACCAACTGCTGAGAGAAATTCGGCAAGACGTAAGAGAGATGCGTCAGAGAAGGTAGATATGCGGTTATTTTTCATGGGTGTTTTCTTTCTGGCGTGCTCCTGTGCGTCGCTTCCGAAGCGCGAGATTGACTTTCAGCCTTCGTCCATCAACACGCCAGACAAGGAACGTGTCTATGCCTGCTACCAGGATGGCAAGACCGAGAAGTTCCTGTGTGTTGATATCAATCAATTCCTGAACGCGGTGATACAGCACCAGGCGCGCGCTAAGGGCAGCAACGATATTGAGCTGTGACGTGCCGACCAAGCTTGTTAGCAGAATCAACCTAGACGAACTCTATCCGGAGTTTCTAGGAAAGATGCTTCAGTTAGTTGCAGACTGCCGCGCCGATGGAGCTGACTTCTACGCAACCTCCGGCTTCCGTTCGTACGCAGACCAGGCAAAGCTGTACTTTCAGGGTCGCACGATGCCGGGCAAAATCGTGACCAACGCCAGGCCAGGACAGAGCGCCCATAACTTCGGCCTCGCCGTAGACCTGTGTCGCGATATCGACCTCAACAGACCAGGATTGCAACCGAGTTGGAACTTGTCCGACTACGCCATTTTGGGAGTGCACGCCAAAAAGAATGGGTTGGAGTGGGGTGGCAGCTGGTCGTTCAAGGACCTCCCGCATGTTCAATGGCCAGGATTTGTTTCCTCCAAGGACCTAACACCGCTTCGGGTCGTTTATACCAGTAAAGGTATATCTGGCGTATGGGACTACGTATCTCTCATTACGTAGCAGAATCCGTGCTGCCGCATTGATTACGTCGACGGCAGATTTCCAGGCAAACTGCTGTGGAGCATGGCGTCAGTTTTCGCTTGTATGTTGACTTTATGTCCAACGGTTCTCCAATCATCCCTGTTAAGTTTGTCCCATTCCTTCTGGCGGCTTATCTCATTGCCGAAGGGCTTGGCGAAGTACTGCCACAGCACACTATCGGCGGGAAGGTCGCCAAGCTAATCGCGAGTGCGTTGGTAGCGCTTGGGTTGGCATCTCCTGGACTACGCAAGGCTGACGCGGCTGGCAGCGCTGCGGTTGCGGCGAACCCCGGCGGCGGACTCGCTAGCGTGGTTGATATCCGTAAGGAATAACCGTGTACAGAACGCTCCTTCTGGGCCTTCTCCTTCTGGCGTGCAAAGCGTCAGCACAGGAGCAGCCGTCCGTATCGCCAAACAGCATCGATACGGATCGGGATTCAGTCGTTCTAGAGCTCAAGGGCGGCAAATATGAGCTCCCTGCCGGATACTTCTTCACCAGGAGGGCGTTCACGGTTTCCGATACCGAGTTGCGCCGGCTTCAGGACGCAGAGACTAGGCTCAAGGCGGAAAACGGAGAACTTCGCGAACAAGTGAAAAACTCTACCAGTCCACTGGTGCCGATTATTACCACTGCCATTGGACTTATCTCAACCGGTGTCATTTTGTGGTTTGCAAATGAGCGCTCGCGCTGACATCTGGCATAAACAGTTTTGTCCCGCGCTGAGCGGCGCAACATGCAGCTGCTGGGGTGTACCAGACAGGCGACAACTGATATCATGGGATAGGGCAATAAGGTTGTGGGGAGAGGACGGCGTGGCCTTGATGACTAAGACTAAAATGTTGGAGTCAGTACAGAATGCTGCATTTTTCTACCTCGAAGATGAGGTGTTTTCATCTTGAGGCGCGCGAGACCGAAGCCCGCTCTTGAGATAACTCCGAAACGCCGCACCGTAATAGCCATCGGAGATATCCACTTCCCGTTTGAACATGAGCCGACTTTAGCGGCCATATTAAACACTGTGAAGGACGCTCAGCCAGACGTCATCATCCAAATGGGTGATTTGTACGATTTGTACAGTTCGTCCAAGTATCCGAGAAGCCATAACATCATGACGCCTCGCGAGGAACGCCTACTAGGGCGCGCCAAGGCGGAGGCGTTCTGGGGCCAAATCAGGAAGATTTCACCTAAATCGACCTGCTATCAACTATTCGGGAACCACGACCTGAGAGTCTTCAAACGAACGCTTGAGTCAATCCCGGCGGCGGAAGATGAAATCTGGGAGTCCCTGGTTCGTCATATGTGTTTCGATGGCGTGAAGCTCTGCAAAGACTTCCGGCAGCCGTTAATCATCGACGGAGTGGCATACGAGCACGGTGCGCTCAAGCACGGGACGCACTTTCTAGATAACGGGATGTCAACCGTGGTCGCGCACACGCACGTTGGCGGCACCGTCCATAAAGGCAACATCTGGGAATTGAACGTAGGCTGGGCGGGCGACAACCAGGCCCAAGTGTTCGACTACGTCAGGTCGAAGCTGGTGGCGAAGAAGACGACTCACGGGGTTGGCATTGTCGACCATCTTGGCCCCCGTTTCGTGCCACTTTAAGTACGCTTAGTAACCGATAAAGAGTGCCCGTAGGTTCCCTTAGTGTTGGCGTCAGCGATGGCTTGTATGCTCTGAGTCGTTGGGCATAAAGACCTCGTCTTGGCCGCTATCGGTTCTCGCGCAAGCGACCCCCTTAGCAACAGTCCAGGGTGACCGCGGAATGTCCTAGCAGATGGCCTTCGCCATCTCGGCATTTTCGTTAACCACAACCACCTTTTAAGGACTTATTACCATGGCTGAATTTTCGACCGTTGCACAGATGGAGGGCATGTTCAAAGAACAATATGGCAGCTCCATCGATGATGTTCTCCCCGGGTCCGCGGTACTTCAAGACCTGATTGATTTTGACGCTGACAACAAGCTGGGCGACAGTTTTCACCAGACCGTTGTTCTTTCTAACGAGCACGGATTTTCGTACGGCGGAACCGCTGGCTCCACCTCGGACCTGAACGCGGCTGTTGCTGCGACTCAGAAAGACGCTTCGCTCACCTCGTGTGAGTTGATTGGTCGTTCGCGCATCCAGTACTCGGCGGCTTCTCGCGCTGCAGCGGCTGGTAAGCAGGCATTTGCTAAGGCGTGGGGCACGGTCCTGATGAACCTTCGCAAGGGTTCCGTTAAGCGACTTGAGCTCTCTCTCCTTTACGGGAACCAGGGTCTCGGCGTCGTTTCTGCCAACGACGGCAGCGGCGTTCTCACTCTGACCGACGCCAGCTGGTCACCCAGCACCGTTGCCGGCCTCGAGGGCGCGGTTGTTGAAGTGTTCGACGCAGTGACGGCTACCGCCAACCAGCTTCATGGCGACATGACTGTCTCGGCCGTTTCGTTCGCGAACAAGACCGTTACGGTGACCGGTACCAGCACCAACGTTGCTGCGACCAACATCATCTATTTCAATGGTGCACGCACCACGACCGCTCATAACGAGATGGTCGGCCTGATGAATATGGCGATCAACTCCGGGTCTCTGTTCGGCATCGACGCTGCTTCGTACAACCTCTGGGCTGGTAACTCCAAGTCGTCCTTTGGCGTGCCTACCATGGGCAAGATTCTCGACTCTGTGACCGACGCTGTCGACCGCGGACTTGAAGAGAAAGTGTTCCTGTTGGTTTGTCCTAAGACCTGGGAAATTCTGAACTCTGACTTGGCAGCACAGCGACGGTTTGACGGGTCGTTCAAGCGTGAACGCGCCGAGAACGGTGCGCAAGCCATTAGCTACTACGGCCAGGTTGGCGAGATTGAAGTGCGAGTTCACCCGTACCTTCGTCGTGGCGACGCGGTCATGTTCCCCAAGAGCGTGCTCAAGCGAGTTGGTTCGTGCGAGCTCGGCATGGGCGTTCCTGGCAGCGACGGACGAGACATCTTCTTCCACCTGCAAGACAAGGGCGCAATGGAAGCCAGAAGCTACACGGACCAAGCGTTGTTCTGCGAGGCCCCTGCGCACCTGGTTGGTATCAGCGGCATCACCTACTCCTAATTAGCTGATGAATGAGGGGGCGAGGATATCGCCCTCTCTCTTGATTAGCTGATTCACCGAAAGGGCAACACAAGTGGCGAATACTTCTCTAGCGCTGTTTCTGGACCAAAAGGCGGCGCTTGGCGTTGCCGACCCCGCCAGCCGTGGGGGCCGTGAGCTCATTCGGAAGCTTATCAATCATCTTGAAGCCTTCGAATCCGGCAATAAGCAATGCGACAACATGAAAGTCTGGATTGACGGAGTCCAACCGTCACGCGCAAAAGGCCTTTTGACTGCCTCCGGCGCATCCGGAACTGTTGGGGCGACAATTAACGGAGTCGGAGTCACGGCAGCGCACGTCTCCACTGACGCCGGCGACTGTACTCTGATTGCGGCTGCTATTAACGCCAGCACCGACGCGCTCGTTCAATACATGGTGCGCGCCAGCAACTACGCGATGACCATAACGCTCGCTAGCGTGTTGGCTGGTACTGAAATTGACATCTGCGGATATAAGTTTGTCGCCCAATCCGGTGGAGTTCTTCAGCCGGACGGGTTCGACATTGCCGGAACCGACACTCAGGACGCTGCCTCATTGGTTACTCAAATCAACCTTCGTCCTGGACTTAGAGACCTGGTGTTCGCCTCAAACTCATCCGGGGTAGTCACTCTTCGTCAGTGGTCTGGAACGACTGCAGTCGGACTGGTATCCACGAATAAGTCGACGGTGAGCCTAAGTGGCGCGTTTGCAGCGACCGCAGTGGTGCAAGTCTCCAGCATCCTTCCAGGAATCGCAGGTAACTGCATAACGTTCGCGGCGTCCGGAACCGGCATGACGGCTTCAGTCGCTCGGTTGGCTGGCGGAGCTGGCCTCTCTGTAGTTCCGGTGTCCTTTAACCTCCACTCGGCGGTCTAGCCATGATGGACATGAAGCGAAAAGGGAAAATCGACGCGCTTCGGGGCATCTCAGACATGATGGACGAGTCTGAGGTTAGCGAGTTCAAAAAGTCGCAGGAGCCCGCGGCCGGACCCGAGCTTGATGAGTCCGAGCTTAGCGAAGAAATGCCGATGGAAGAATCACAAGAGTCCATCGAGGTTGACCCGGCGGATCTAGAGGAAATTCAGGCGCTCATAGCTTCTCTCTCTGGTGGCTAAATGGCGCTCGACCTGTCGACTACTGCACTCCTGGCGAGCATTCGGCGCCGGGCGAGTATTCCGTCTTCTTCGACGACCGGAACCGCAGACGCGGACCTTCTTCGCTACGTAAATGAAGAGCTACAGCTTCGGCTTGTGGCTGACATTATGCGCGTGAAAGAGGAATACTTCGTTCAAACGCAAAATTACACGATTAGCAGTGCGACACAGCGCTACCGGATTCCGTCGCGAGCCATCGGCAATAAGACTCGCGCAGTGTATTTGGTAGATAGCAATGGTAGCTACTATCCACTGCCAAGAATCGACCCTGAACACCGGCACGAATACAACGGAAGTTCGGACGTCTGCGGGTATCTCGTCGAGGGCAATGACATCGTCCTGGTGCCAGGCTCAAACACGAGCGCCACCACGCTAAGAGTGAAATTTTACATCCGACCAGCAGAAGTGTTTGCTGTTGGCGCATCCACGGCGACGGTCCTTTCGTTTGTCACGTCCACGGGCGTAATAACAACAGCAGCGACTCATTCGTTCACTACGAGCACGCCAATCGACATAGTTTCCAGTTCTCCCGGGAACGAGCCGATAGCGTTCAGTCTGACTCCGACCGCGACCACGTCGACCACGATTACGATTGCGACGGCGTCACTTCCCCAGACGCTCGCGGTGAGCGATAAAATCTTTGGTGCGGATGCCTGCACCGTTCCGCAGATTCCTGGCGAATACCATACGGTACTGGCTCAGCGCGTGGCCGTTAAGGTGCTGGAGTCTCTCGGCAAGCTTGAGGAGGCAGCAGCGGCTTCACAGGAGCTCGCCAGCATGGAGCAGCAGGCGCTTGCGCTCATTTCCCCGCGCACCGATGCACAGCCGCGAAAGATTTTTACCAGTCGTGGCGTACTCGGAAGTAGTTGCGGCGGAAGGCGTCCACTAGGGAGCGACTAATGGCCTCCCAGCGGATAATCATCAAAGCTAAGGGCCTATACACGCATCCTAATCTCCTATCTGAGGTACCAGATGGGGCGTTAGTCGTTGCCGATGACGTGGTTATTGACCGCGACGGCATTATTGAACCGCGCCGTGGCTTCACGCGGATGGCTGATTCTGTCACCGGCAATCTGGAGCGAATTTTCGTCTACCAGGACACACTGCTGATTCACCACAACAATGCAACGCTCAGGTATCGCAATGGGTCAGTATGGACGGCACTTACCGGTACGTTCGCCGCGCCTAACGCGACAACTTCGAAGATGCACACGGCGGAAGCCAATAAGAACTTTTACTTTACGACGTCGGCCGGTGTCTACCGACTAGACGCCTATAACGGGACCCCTCTTCTTTCTGGCGTGCAAAAACCTCCAGGATTTGAGCGCGACCAGCGTGTGGCGACCGCGATAATCGGAGCCATGGAACGTATTGGCACGACTGTCACTGTGACCACTTCTGCAGCTCACGGGTTCTACGTTGGTCAAGTTGTCAACATGAACACGGCGGGTGAAGCCAACTTCGTGACCGGCAACAAGACAGTTGTGGCGGCGGCGACTTCCACGACGTTCACGTACACGGAAGCCGGTGCGGCAACAACCAACGGCACCCTGCAAACATTCGTTCCGGCGCAATTGGCAGGAGCTACCGGCATACTGGTCGACGCCAGTCAGTTTGCGTACCGAGTTACGTTCACGTATCCGGATGCCAATGGCAACTTCATGGAGTCCGCACCGTCATCTCGTTTCGTCCTGACGAACGCTAGCGGTACGCCAGGATGGATAACCACAGAGTCGAAAAACCCGGTGCTTCGAGTTTTACTGCCGACGACGCTATCCACGAGTCACTCTGTCAATCTGTATCGGTCGCCTGCTATCGCCAGCACAATTGAACCAAGCGAGGAACTTGGGCTCGTCTTTTCCAGGAAGCCGAACAGCGCTGAAGTTGCTCGCGGGTATATGGACGTTACGGACGTCGTCCCGGATGCCTTGCGTTCAACAACGATTTATACGGCGCCATCACAGGACGGCATTGCGCTTGCCAATGAAAGGCCGCCGCTCGCGAAGGACTTGGCGGTATTCGGCGGTTCTACCTGGTACGCGAATACCGTTGGCCTCCCCAGGTTCGAGTTCTCCATTCTTGGAGTTGGCGGAGCTACTGGAATCCAGAATGGCGACTCAATAGCTTTCAGCGGGGATATCTCATACCAAGTATTCGGTGTTTACGACTTCGTAACGGCGACGCCGACCACCGCAACTCAGGTAAAGCTAGAAACAAGCGGAACGGCCTCTCAGAACATTAGAAATACGGCACTGAATCTCGTTGCCGCCATCAATAGGAATGCGAGCGATACGGTTTACGCGTATTACGTGTCTGCGGACTCTGACGCTCCTGGTAAAATCATAATCGAGGGACGCACGCCAGGGGCGGCAACGCTGTATCCGTACCTTACGAGCGCCACGGTTAATTCGTCCGCATCAACAGCGCCGAGATTGAATAATATCGGCATCTATAATCTGGCGCGTGCCGGGAGCACTGTCACAGCGACAGTCTCAGGTAGCGCTCATTCGTTCGTCGCCGGACAACAAGTCTATCTCGCCGTTGGCAACGCTGACTTCCCCGCTGGCGTTAAGCTTATTGTTACCTCTACGGCCACCACGTTTACGTATACGGAATCCGGCAGCGCCGTATCGCTGGCTACTCAAATATTTTACCCATCGCCTGCCGTCACCTATTCATCTGAGTCGAAGCCAGGGCGAGTATACTATTCCAAGACTGAGCAATCGGACGCCGTTCCGTTGTTCAATTACTTCGATATCGGTAAGGCAGACGCCGACATATTGCGTGTTGTCCCAACCAGAACCAGTCTCTTTGTTTTTAAAGAAGACGGCCTCTTTCGTATCGTCGGCGCCAACGGCGCATTTGAAGTTCAGCAGTTTGACCCGACCGTCATACTTCTATGCCCGGACTCTGCGGTGCAACTGCAGAATCAAGTGTTCGGCATGAGCACGCAAGGTATCGTTGCTGTCTCCGACACTGGCGTGGACATTGTCTCTCGCCCAATAGAATTCGCGCTAAATAAGATAAAGGCGCAATCGCTCGCCAACTTTAAGAACCTTTCCTACGGAATAGCGTACGAAAGCGACCGTAAGTACATCTTCGGCTGTGTTAACACGACGTCAGATACGTGGCCCACCAAGGCGTGGACCTACAACACGGTGACGAGCGCCTGGACTCGATGGGGACTCCAGCGACGCTACGGGATAGTCAATCCGGTTGATGATAAATTGTACGTCGCCTCAGCTGCCGGCTCCTATGTTCACCAGGAGCGGAAGGCGTTCACTTCGGCTGACTATTCTGATGCGGATGCGGCCATTACTATTGTTTCCGTCGTTGGCAACGTCGTAAATCTAGGGTCAGCAGCTGGCGTGGCTCGCGGCGATGTCATCGTACAGGGCTCTTACTACGCGCTAGTGGATTCGGTGCTCGTCAATGCCGTGACATGCAACGCCAACGGGCAGCAGTCTGAGTTTACTGCCGCAGCTGCAACAGTTTACACTTCCATTGCATCCTCAGTTCAGTGGGCGCCAATCACCGGGGACGCGCCAGGAAAGCTGAAAACGTTCCAGGATACTGAGTTCCTGTTTGCGAACGCGCACATCCCCAGGTTCACTTACGGCGTTTCTACGGAACTCAACCGAACCGTTGACAGCACCATCGTTGACACCGGACAGGACTCGACTATCGCCCAGTGGACGACTCCGGACCAGTTATGGGACGGCACAGACAGGCCGGTCAATGTTCGGTTGTATGCCCCGCAGGCATACAGAATGGCTGATAGGCTAAATGTTATATTCAGCATGTCGGCGGCCTTCGGATGCTGGGCTCTCAACGGAATCGCTCAACTATTCAAGGGCGGTTCAGACAGGTCATCGAGATGAGTCAGCCTCCGAAAGTGCAGAACCTCAATCGTGAAGACTTCCCGGAGCAGGCGTCCTGGATTGATTCTCTATTGCGGCCGCTGAACTCGTTCATGACCAGTACTGCCGCTGCGTTTGCGAACGTAAGCAGGGCAGACAATATGCAGTCGCAGGTTGAGGAGTTCGTATTCACAACCACCGGAAGCGCCGGCCTGCCAGGTGATGCACTCTTTATTTCGGTGAAAAAGCGCTTCAAGCCGACCATTTTACTCGTCGGTTCAATGGAGAATCTGACTACTCCGACCGCGTCATTCCCGACCGCCGTGTTTCCGACCTGGGAAGTGTCCAATGATGTGTCAGGAATGAGGGTTAAAATCAGGGCGCTGTCCGGCCTTTCGGCGGATACCAAGTATCGTATTCGATTCATAGTGGAGTGACGCAGAATGGCAATGATTCGCAGGCCGATTGATGACTTGCTCGAGGGCGGACTTTCTGCGCGTGGCGCTAGCGCGGCCGGAGGCGGCAGTGGCGCAGGTACCGCCCCAGCGCCAATAGCATCAGGCCCGCAAGCAGCAGCTCCTGTTGGTGACGGCAAGTTCGTGAACCTGCAAAGCTATCTGGACGCCAATAAGGGCGGCGGGCATGGAATGGCAGATAAGGCATTTGGCCAAATCGAAAGCGAAGCAGACCAAGTGGGAGGCCTGAAGGACCCCAACGACTATAACTACTATGCAAGCCGCGAGGGTTCGGCAATTGGCCAGGGGATACTTAATACTCTCGGGCGAGGCGCTCCCGAGCCTGGTACCGATAGAATCAGTTTCATGGCCGATACTGACACCCAGGAGAAGGCTGACGCACTTAATAAGCGAAGGGCAGCAGCCGGAGACAAGGCAAAGCTTGGAGGCTCCTGGGGTGGAATACAAACCCAAATGGAGAACACGTTTGGTAAGGAGAGTAGTTACACTCAAGGCGAGAAAAACTTCGACAATGCCTTAGTTGGAAACGAGGCAGGCGGACGACTGAAAGAGCTATCCAGTAAGTATGGCAACCTGGCGAACAAAGTGTTCTCCCCGCACGTGAAGTACGTGCCACCTCCGAAACCGGTCGTTGTAGCACCACCGCCTAAGTCTGAGCCGGCCGAGGTACCGGATAAATCGTACTCGTCTAAAAGACCTAGAAGCACCAACGCCGCGGCTGCTCATAAGAAGCGAGACCAGGAAGATAGGGAAATGGGAATGTCCAGGGACGGTTATGGCGAAAATGAAGGCAATGGCACTTCGGCCGGCTCTAGCGACGTCAGTGAGAACGATGAGCGTCTGAAGACTTCCAAGAACGTAGGCAAGGACCTCGGCGTTGACCCGAGCTTGGGTATAGACCAATACTTAGAAGAACGACTTCAAGACTTAATCGATTGGCTTAACGGGTAAACGACTATGGGCATGGGAATTTTTGAAGGCTTTGGGGACTCAATCGGCGCATGGGGCGAGATGATCGCCGGTAACATCGCCGCTGACCAAAGGGAGGGCATGCGCAAGAAGCAGCTGCAACAAATTGAGGAGATGGATCAGTTTGTTGACGGCGCAAACGTCGTTCCGGAAGAGGCTCTATCACAACAGGGCCAATCAGCGATGTCTGGAGTCGGCGACAACCAGGACGCAAGAGCCATTCAGATTGACGCACTTCGGCGATTGTCTAAGGCTGGCCAGGAAGGCTACGGAGACCAGGACCGTGCAGCTATCGCTAATATGCAAGCTGATATCGGCGCGCAAGAACGCGGGTCGCGAATGGCGTTGCAGCAAAAGCTAGGGCCAAACAGCGGCGAGTCAATGGCAGCACAAATGTCGAATCAGCAAGTTGCGGCCCAGCGCGCAAACCTTGGAGGCCTAAATCAGGCAGCTAATTCCAGGGCGCAAGCACTCAAGGCTGTCTCATTGGCGAACCAGTCTGCCGGCGACATGCGCAACCAGGACTTCGGCCAGAACGCTGCGAGAGCGCAAGCACATGACTCGATTGCGCGATTTAACGCGCAAAACGCGCAAGGTGTGAATAGCAGGAAGGCAGACCGCACATATGACGTCGCTGGTCGAAATATGGATGCCAACCTAGGTCTTCAGGAGAGGAAGGCGGCTCACTATGACGACCTTGGATCTGACATAGAGAAGCGCTGGCATCGCATGGGTTCGAAACATAGAGATGCATCCAGGTCTGGCGGCGCTGGCGGAGATCGTGTGATGGCCGCTTATGCTGCGAAAGGTTAACAATGAGCGTCCAGGACGATGCGGTTAAGGCGTATATCTCTCAATATCTGCGCAAGCAGAAGGGTCGAAAACCGCCAGAATCAATGGACAGCCAGTCTCGCGGACTGGACGCCAAAGCAGATGAGATGGGTGAAGGACCGCAAGAGTCGGAAATGACCGTTACTGATATCGGCGACCCAATGATAGCGGAACGCGGAAGTCACCTGTCCGCCAATCTGGGCACGCCAGAATTGAAAATGGACCAGCGGGCGGTGGATGAAATCTCGGCTCCGATGCCAGAACTTTCAATGGAGGATAAAGTCAGACAACGCGTCAAGGCTGAGTTCGCCGGCCGTCGCAATCTGGATGATGAACTGGCGCAGGCCCACAAGGACAATGGTTGGCGCCGCTTTGCGTTAACGGCCTCCGGGAGAGGGTACGGCGAATTCGAAAACGAACAGGCGATTAAGCAGCGTATGGGTGCGGATGCCGAGGAACGCAAGGCACTCGACTCCGGAATGGATGAACTTCGCCAAGAGAAAATCCGTGACGCAGTGATGCGGCAGAAGGCGGCGGCGGAAGGCTACAATGGCGAGAAATGGTACCGGCGTAGAATGTTGGATCGCGAAGATAAGATGTCGGACGTCGCTTCGGAACGTAAGTGGCGCGAGCAAGAGTCCTCAAAAAATAGAGCGAGTCAGGAAAGAGCGGCAAGACTCTCTGCCGGAGCTAAATCTGACGACAAGCTGAACGCGCAGGTGGAAAAGCTGGAGAAGCGAATCCCGCCAGAGGCATCTTCGCTCGTCGGCAAGTTAGACACGCTTGAGAAGTTGGTGGGGACGGACCTCGACAACAAAGAAGACGTCCCTGGTGTTGGATTTATCGCCGGTCACCTTCCTGGCGGCATACTCAGTGACGAAGGCGAGGAGGTACAACAGCTTTCCAAAGGACTCCTGGCTCAATTGCTTAAAATGCAATCCGGTACCGCAGCCAGCGAACACGAAGTGAACCGCAAGGCGGTTGAACTTGGTATGGGTCCTGGCTCCTCTGATAGACAGTACAGGATGGGTCTGAGGAATCTAAGACGGGAACTGACTTCGACTCTGAAGCAGAATCAGTCCAGCGCGCCGGAAGCGGCAGTACAGGAATACAAGAAGCGCGGTGGATTGACATCTGACGCGGTGGAAAAGACACAAGCGCAGGACGATTCTGTCGTTATTATTTCGCCAAACGGCAAGCCGAAAAAAATACCTAAGTCGCAAATGGATGCCGCTATCAAGGCCGGTGGAAGACTCGCCCCATGAGCGATTTCAAGTGGGACGAATACCCAGACGCTACCGAGACAAAGTTTAACTGGGACGACTTCGAGGATGCGCCAGAAAAAGACGATCCAGGACTGTTACGCACTATTATTGCGCACGCAGCCCAGGGTGCCACATTCAACACTTCAGACGAGCTCGGCGGAGCGATAGCGAAAGCTAGAAATCCAGAATTAGTGGGCGCGCCAGGAGAGAAACTCCCGAGTCAGTATGAACTCCAGCGTAACAATATCCGGTCCGAATTGGCGGCCGGCGAAAAGAACCGACAGAAGACAGCCATCGCATCGAACATTGGCGGCTCTATTCTTCGGGACGGCGCACTTGGAGCGATGGGCGTACCTGTCGGGAGCCCAATATATCAAGGCATCTCCGGAGCATTCTCCGGTGCCGGTGGTTCCGAGTCAGATTCTCCTCTTGGCGTGCTCAAAGACGCAGCTATCGGCGGTGTCACATCGTTTGGAGCCACGTTAGGCCTTAATAAGCTCGGGAAGACTGTCGGACCGCTGCTTAAAAAAGGCGTTGCGTCAATTGACGACAAGGTCTCTGGTTGGCTTCGCAAGATGGCCGCAGAGAAGGCGTTAAAGGCCACAGGAGCCTCTGGCAGCTCGATTGCGAAGCTCGGAGAGCAAAGGGCAGGACAGATAGGTGGCAAGCTCCTGGATGGCGGAGCGATCGGTTTTGGACGAACCAGGGAGAACGTCCTGAAGGCCGCGACCGAACAAATGAAGCTCGCAGGGCCGGATATTAGCAGTCAACTACAAAAGGCTGATGACTTCGGCGCGCAACTCGGCGGTCCAACATTCGATTGGAAGCCGGTAATGGAAAAGCTCCAACAAGAAGTTGGAAGGCTTAACCCTGCCGACAAACGCGCAGCGGCTAGCGCTCTTAGGTATGTAGACGATATCGCCGAAACTGCGGCCCAAGGTGGCGGGTTCTCAGCGGCTAACGAATTAAAAAGCTCCATTCAGAACGGCATTAAGTGGCATGACGAAGCCAAAATCACCACATCTGTCGGCAAGTCCATTCAGGGCATTCTGAATGACCAAATTGAAGCCCAGATGTCGAAAATAAGCCCGGAAGCGGCATCCGCCTTCAAGAATGCCAAGGTGATGTACGGCGCCATGAAAGAGGCGACTAAGCTTGGCAAGAAGGGACTGCAGAGCGAGGAGGGGATGTTGCCTCAGGCAATCAACGCGCTTGGGTCTGGCGGCCTTGTACTCGGTCCACTACTGATGGGACGTCCGGGCGCCGCCACACTAGCCGCAGGTGGCATTGCTGCCAGGAACGTTGTCAAGAACAGGGGCAGTTCCTTTGGAGCTTCATTGCTCAACAAGGCGTCAAAATCTCACGTCCTGCGCGGCATCGTCGAAAAAACTCCAAACGAACTGGGTAGATTCGCTGGCCCGCTGACTAGCGCAATGGAGGCTGGTGACAAGGCGTTCGACACAACGATCTACTTACTCCAGGAGAAACACCCAGAAGCTCGAGAGATGTTCAAAAAGCTAATGGATTCTGCCGATAGTGCCGGACCACATCACCCATAATACCCAGATTACTATCGGCCAGTAAAAAATCCAGCCGAATACGGCAACCACTCCAAGAACCATCTCTGTCTTGGTCGTAGGATGCTTGACTATCTTGTTCGTCCATTCAATCTTCTGATTCATTTCGCAGCCACCTGGCATCTTCGCTTGCAGATATCATTCTGCTTTGTGCACATCTCTTCGTCAATCTTCAATTTCGCATGTGCGTGTTCTGGCCCACCAACTTGAAGTTTGTTAATGGCTCCGCGGACGCCCCAGCCATAGAACGCATTTTTCGCATCGCTAACTCCAGATTCATAGTCCTGAATGGCCAGTTCTTCGCACGACAACTGATAGTCTGTGCATAGTTCCTGGCAAGACATTTTCTCTCGCCTGACTGCTAACTCACGTTGTTTACTGGCTTCCGGGTCACTGGACAGTCGTTGAGGTTCCACCTTGTCCTGCTCATATTTTTCTGCGGCTGCCAGGTCTCTGCGATGTGTATACTTTCGCTTGACTGAAGATGAATGCGTCGATGCGCAACTAATAAGCAATGCAAACAACGCGATCCATCTGTAGTTCATTTTACCGGCCCTGTCGTCATCGTGTACTTGTTAATGTTCTTCCCGCGTGTTCCCGGGACCTGTGCTCGCTCAACTTTAGCACCGCGTTTCTCTAAATTGGAAATCCGCACTCTCACTGTTTGGCTCGAACAATTACACGCCTTCATTATCTCTTCAATTGTCGCTCCGGCCGACAGCATTTCCTCAAATTGCTTCATGCTGCTCGGATACGACGTGATTATGCGCTTCTGCCTACTTCTTCGCCGCAGCGGAGTCTGCCTGACCATGATTGACGCTTGAGGCGACGTCGACGCTGCCGCTCGCTCTGTTGCCAGTGCTATTTCTAGCGCCTTTGAATACTCTGACCTTGGAATCGAAGTCGGCCATAGCTGCTGCAATATCGAGATTACGATCTTTTCCATTGACGTTCCGGGTCGACGTTCCGCGCCCTATGCGCGTACTCATGTCGATGTTGTGCTGTTTAAGCACAAGTACCCAATGGCCTGGAAGCGACATTGTGATGACTTGACCGTTGCGGAACACTAGCGCGACAACGGCAAGGAGCACGCCAATTATAAGAAGGACTTCCATATTGACTCCACAAGTAAACATCTATACGTGTTTCATCGACGGTTATGTCTGGACGGCCATCTCGACCGCCACCATGCGCATAGATGTCGTTAAGCTTTCAACGCCTGAAACGCCTCCATAAGCACCTCATTCTTCGACCGCGTTTCGTTATTGGCGCGCTCAGTCTCAGCAAGCGCTGCCTTTAATCGGTCGACCTCGGCAAGTAATTCCTTGATGTCAGACAGCATGATTCTGGCAATCTTTGGCACTAACTCTCCGTCTGCTGCGTCCATCGCATCCATGGTTTGCTGAATCGATTCGACATCGGCAACGGTAATCATGCAGACACACTGGCTGTGATTTCCTTAAGGACAAGGTCAACGTCCTCTTCCGTGAACGCGTTAGTCTTCGTCTTATTGGTGACGCGCGTGGCGATGCGACCTACGTCGACCACTTTCAGTCCCTTTGACTTGCCTGCTTCCTGCATCCGCTCCCATGGAGTTGCCTTCCTTGGCGGCGCAGGCGTCACCGGCTTTTCGTCGCGATCCTCGGCAACGACGTCCTGGATTTCGACTCGACGCGCTGCCTGCATGACGGCTCGTAGCTCGCCTGAGGCCGGTACAGACGCCGCATTGCCGTCATCATCGTCCGCTGCTACGCCTGCTACTGCAGCAAGCGAGTATCGGCGGGCATACGTAGTGGCGCTTCCGTAGGCCTGCGCTGTCTTCTGTGCTACGGGCATCCAGCATGTAGAGCGAATGAACTCCCCACTGGCGTGCATCAAAATTGTCTCAAGAATGATGCCATTGGCGTCTGATGACGGATTTTGGAAGATAGCTAACCCATTGGCCGACAGTGGCTCACGTATCGCCTCCCACACAGCTGCAAGGTCGGCATATTTGCTTTTGAAATGCGGATTAGTGCTGTCTTTAGATGCGAACTTCATGGCGCCTTGAGCTTTTGCAAGGGCGGCCGCTAGTGCGCCAATAGTTGGCGACGTTTCACTTCTTAGAGAGATAGTTTCCATATCGTTTTTTCTTGCTCGTATTCTTAGGGTGGTTTGCTTCGTACGCAGGTGGTGTTCCTGATAGAATGTGCCGGCTCCAAAAATCCCCCGCCGCCTCTAACGCCATGGACTCAACTTCCAGATCGCGTTCGAGCTCGTAATTCCTCGTTTCCACAATCTTGAATCCAGCCGGCTCATCCCCTTTGCCGTCGACGCCGAAGCCGACGTACAACTCCGCGGCGTCCTTGTTACCGATTGCCATTGCCCATATGAGTTGGAGCTCATAATGCTTCAGCATCCCCTCATCCCACTTTGGGCGCGTCCACACGCTGGCAGACTTATAGTCAACGGTAACAACTCCCCCCTCCCTAACGGCCCAGTCGTCCGGTGATACGGCCGCAAACTCATGTTCCTCACTGGCGATAACGCCAGGATGCGGTTCGATGAGCGACACCCCCGTTTCCGTCACATACATCGCTCGTAGCACCGGCTCGACATCAAGGCCTCTCTGCATTGCCGGATTCATCGGGTCTCGAAGACCGTGGACGATTCGGTTGTAAACGTCCAACTTGGTACGCCAAGGATTAAGACCCAAAATGGCAGCAACGTCGGTGCCGCCAATACGGCCATGCCTTTTACCGTCATCCATTACGCCAGAGCCGTCTTATGAAACTCGAAGAAAGCAGGCGTTACTTCTGTCTCTTTCGTCTCGACCACTTTCGCCAGCGCCTTGGTGAGCCGATTGCACTCATTGGCGATAATCGACAGCATCAAACGCCGTTCGGTATCTGATTCAGCGTCCAAAACTCTGCGGCAAAGGTTGTAGATTTCATTCGAAGTCATGACTGCTCCTAAAGACTGAGATACGGTATGACGGTATGCGGAGATTAAATTGGCATTGTGCGGAGATTAGGTGGGCACTTCGTCAGTGCGTTCCATGTCCTTGCGGATGTGCAGCTTTCCGTCAGTCGGAAGCGCATCAAGGTGCAGATTGATTGAGCCATCCTTGTTGGTGTAAGCGACTCCAATCTTAAAAAAGTAAGACTTCTTACCTTCGCCTTTTTCTTTGATGTTATAGACAGTGAGTCGGTCAGTTGTTGACGTCATGTGTTGCTCCTTTGTTGCGGTGATTACAGCGATTGAAATTCCTCAAAGACACCCATGCACTCCCAGGCATGAGCGTTCTTCTCATCCCAACTCTTGCCGCAGTGGCCACAGGTGACTTGGCAGCCATCACAGAGATGCGTTATCGGACTGTCTGAAAACGCGTCCTCACAGTCGATACACATGACGTAGGCGCCGAAGCCGTCACAGCGCCTACAATTCATTTCCTGCATGAGGCCGTCCTCGTTCTCGGCCTGGACCCAGCCGAAACCGTCGCACTCCCAGCAAGTCAATACCGGTGGTAGTGCTGTCTTATGTTCAGGTGGCGTGAACGCCCTCATCGTCGTCATGGCAACTCCTACGGTTACGCCCAGCCTGTGACCTGGTGCCCTCTAGGAGCCTGCCTCGCCGACGCCAACCAACCCGCCCTGCACCGACTGAACTCATGCATTTATAATACAAACTTAGTCGATTTGCAACTGCAGTTGTTCAAGACTATGTAGTGTCAGCGAGTCATTGCAGACAAGGAGTTGCGAGTGCGCAATAAGGGCTTTAGAGGTTTGTTTCGGGACGAGACTTACAATGGAAAGGCAACAATGAAGACGCCTACGGAGGGAGCGATACTGCCGCCGTTTGAGGGGCCAGCAGTCCCGACGTCCATTCGTGTTCCTAAGAAACTACTGGAGAGACTGGATGAGATCTCTCGGCGTAGTGAGCTCACTCGTAGTGAGGTAATTGTTCACATTCTAAGGTGGGGTTGTGAACAGGCGGAGTCCCAACTCGCATCTGACGAAAAACGCGCGAAGTAGGGTTGTCTCTCTTGGGCGACAGTGTGGCAGTAATCTATTTGTAACGGATTCGTAGGTGACAGTAGCCTACGATTGTGATCGCTCAATACCCATCAATAGAATGCACTCCGGGCCAATCCGAGGAGAATGATCCTACATGGGTGCTTGCATCGTTACGTCAAACTCAGTCACAATTTGTTTCGTCGGGACAACAAAACCCCGATGACCCATCCGCTTCCTGTCCGCTTCCCAGGGACGAAAAGAAGCGAAAGGGTACGAAAGCAGATTAACTAACACGAATAACGTGAGTGATTGTAGGGAGATAGAGGCACATATGACAACGTTGAATGATAGCGCTAACACTTCGAATCCGATGGCCGTGGGTTCGAATCCCTCCGAGCGCACAGGCAGTACAAATAAGCGGGCAATTAAGAATCCATCCGCTTCCTGTCCGCTTTCCAAATTACTTCCGAGGATCGCGACAGTTCCGATGCCTACCGCGCTTCGCGGGGGTGTCCGATGAAATCCCGCGCCGACACGATGGACGTACCATGGGCCGACGTTGGCGTGTCCAGTGATGAATCCTCGAACCGCATTCTTCCCGAGGACCTGGCGACCGTAATCGATGGCCTGGAGATAGATGCCCTTCGCCGCCGATTGCAAGACAGCGAGTCGGAGAAGGCAGTGCTCATCGGCACCCTGAAGGACCTCTGGTGCGCCTGGCAGCGCGCTGGACGCGAGCGAGATGAACTGCGCGCTCAGATGGCCTTGGTGGCGACATGAGGATTTGTACGCTTGAAGGCTGCTCTAGTAAACACTACGCGCGGCGGCTCTGCCAGAGGCACTACGACCAACGAAAGGGCAACCAGGATTCAGCCGAAGGGTTGCCGGAACTTCCTGCCAGAGTGGCTTTTGTCCTGGATGACCTCGCCATGGACCGCCTGGAGCTGTACGCCAAGAGAAAGGGGCGCACTCCGAGCGAAACCGTTGCCGAGATTTTATCTCGATTCTTAGTAGGCGTCAGCAGAACGACTGCCGAGCAAGAGCTAGACATCAAAGCGTTCGTTTACCGCCAACAGGAAGAGGCCATTTATGGATAACTATACAGCGCATCTGATGAACCTCATTGACGCTGCGCACAAGTTCGCGGCCTCCAATAAGAGGCAGCAGAACATGATGTTGGACCTACTGCACAGTACTGCCATCCAGTACGCCAAAGCGCATCAACACCTAAAGACCAACGTCGTACCGCCATGTTGAGCGACTTAGAAGTGACTCTCATTTCAACCGCCGTAACCACTGCCGCCTTCTTGATTATTGGCGTGCTCTTCATAATCACGCTCGACCGTTTCGACCTGTAGTTACTACACATAGCAGTAATCAGTAGAACAACAACCTCAACTCACCTCGGGACAATCAATGATTTGCTCAATTGCTAATTGCGATAGGAAGATTTACGGCCGAAAACAGGTCTGCAAGGCCCATTACGCCAGGATGCGTAACGGATTCTCTGAGGAGCGGATGCACGCGCCAATTAGAAAAAACGCACCTGAAATTCAGCCACGAATCAAACTGAGCGACAGAGAACGCGTTCGGGCCGAAACAATAAAAGAGTGCGTCAGCTTTATCGACCATCTTGCTTGGAGCATGAAATCCGAGGACCTGAAGTACGCGGCGGTAATGTTACTAGAACGGCCGGCCGCAGATGGTCGGTGAATATAGCTGCCCAGAGTGCTTAATTCCGATGGCGCCGTACATGTCCATCGGAGTCCACTGTCTGCGCTGTAAGGCATATTTCGCTTACGTGGATTTACAGGACATAGTGCTCGCATGGTCCGGACTAACCCCTCAGCACACCAAGTTTGTGCCGCGCGCATGGGCCGTTACTCGCGGTCTGGAGATAGTAAAATGGTAGTTAGCGCTACCGACCAAGTAGCAGCGCACGTCATCTCCATAAAGGAATGGCACTTCAAGCGCGACATGGCGCGGCTAATAGCTAAGTTGGATGAACTGGAGCGCATGCTAATTTACTTGATGCGCACAGGCACAACGTCAATGCAGTGAGTGTTGTCGATATATGCCACGTAGTGTACAGATATTTACCTCTAAAGGGCGGGTCGGATGGATATCCAAGACGCAGCACGTCAATGCAGAAGCAATGGTTGGTCTCCTATTCGGTTGCACGGAATTGTTGACGGATTATGCACGTGCGATAATTTGGCGTGCGGAAGTCCCGGCAAGCATCCGATTGACGTTGGTTGGCAGAATTATGAGGTGCCAACCTTTGAGGGATGGTCTTGGAATGTCGGCATAAAGACCGGGAGGGCGTATGGCCTATTCGTCGTGGATGTTGACAGTGAAACGTCATGGCAGGAACTAACTGCCAAATACGGGCCGGTGGAATGTTATAACGTCGTCAGGACGAGCAGCGGATATCATTACTACTTTTCCTATCCAGAGACGGGAGACTGGAAAAGTGGAGCAAGCGTGCTCGCTGATGGAGTGGACATTCGCGCGGACGGCGGATACGTGGTTGGGCCGCCAAGTAAACACGCCAGCGGGGCAACGTACGAGTGGGTGAAGCGCGGCGCGTTACAGCCGCCTCCTCAATGGGTGCTGGATCTCATTAACCAGAAGAAAAACAAACGAAACAAACGGCAATTACCAGAAGCGAAGCCGGAGATGAAGCCGACCGTAGACAGGTCGGTAATGATTAGGCGCGGAGTCGAATACATCTCAAGGATGCCGGACTCAGTTGAGGGTTCCAACGGAAGCCTGTCGCTATGGAATGTGGCGCAGTCGCTAGTCAAAGGCCTCCTATTAACTCGAGAAGAAGCATTCGCGATTATTCAAGAACACTACAACCATGAACCACGATGTAAGCCAGAATGGGATGAAGACCTCGTCTGGCACAAGATTGATGAAGTCATTGCTAAGTCGACCTCCGAAGATGGCTATCTGTTGACTGAGTCAAATGGGACAATTGCCGAATCGCAGGCCAATAAGTCGCGCGCGGATATCATTAGGAAAATGGCGCCGTTCTCTCCTGACTTATGGAGGGAACCTGGCGGAGGAATGCCGCTCGAATGGGACGGTAGCGTGGCATCTATATGTCAAATCCTGCGGAGCCCAGATACAGGGCGCGTGGCGCTCGGCGGCAGATGGCCACTCCAGTATGACGAAATGGGAATGGTGCCACTTATTGCTGGTAGCCCGCTCGAAGAAGTAGACATCATCACGACCCGCGAACAGCTCCAGAATCAGTTTAAGGGCTCAAAGGGTAAAACTCTAAACTACGCCAAGAACGACGTGTTTGACGCACTCGTTTTAGTGGCAATGGAAAACAAGTTTAATCCGCTAACGGATTATCTTCATTCGCTGTCGTGGGACGGCGTTAACCGCGTTGATAACGTTGCCAGCATTGCCCTGGGCACCGGCGATGAGTTATCCGCAGTGCTCGTTAAGAAGTTCATGATCGCTTGCGTGGCGCGGGCGCTGCGACCTGGATGCAAGGTCGACACCTGTCTGATTCTCACTGGTCCACAGGGACAGCTTAAAAGTACGTTCTTCAAAACTTTAGTTGGCGATAAATGGTTCTCAGACACATTTGTCGATATCAAAAGCAAAGACGCAGTCATGGCCATGCGTAACATCTGGGTCATTGAGTGGGCCGAACTGCAATCCATAATCCGGAGCGACAGCGAGTCAGTAAAAGCGTTTCTTTCATCAGCTGTCGACAGGATTCGCCCGCCGTACGAACGCAGTGTCAAAGTCATGCCGCGTTATACGGTCGTGGTTGGCACTACAAACGACGATGAGTTCCTAACTGACTCAACAGGTAATAGACGCATGTGGGTGGTTCGCGCACCTGGCGAGCTAAACAATGCGTGGGTGTCCGAGAATAGGGATCAACTCTGGGCCGAGGCCATGAGCCTGCACGCCAGAGGGAAGCAGTGGTGGCTGACTGAAGCAGAAGATAACGCTCTGCGTTCAGTTCATTCCAAATACGAGAGGTCCGACGAGTGGGAATCTCCGTTGAGGGATTGGGCGCTACAGCACGATGAAATTGTCGTCGCCGAATTTTTGGCGCTAGGACTCAATAAACCGGTCGGAACCTGGACCACTGCAGATGGTCGCAGGGTAGGTGCCATACTCAGACGCATGGGGTACCAAAAGGTGCGCGTACGTAAGTCTGAATTAGGTGGTTGCAATAAGACCGTCTGGGAGAAATCCGTCGTGGTACCAAAAGGTGCGCGTACGTAAGTCTGAATTAGGTGGTTGCAATAATCAGTCCTACCACCATGACCACCATGGGCATGATGGTTCCAATAGAGCACTTAACTTATTTTTTTATATACGCACGTAGGAAACCACCATGGTTATGGTGGTAATGGTGGTAGCGGCGCCTTCTTCTGGCGTACTTGCTGTAAGATGATGTGGCATGGGGTACCAAAAGGTGCGCGTACGTAA